TCGGCGCGGTCGAGAAGACCCTCACGGCGAAGCTCGACGGCATGAAGTGGAAGATCCTCGGCCCGGCGATCGTGCAAGTCGTCGCCGCGCTCGGCGTCATCTTCGCCGCCCGGCCGCAGACCGCGCAGACCGCGATCGAGGCCCTCGGGCGCGTCGTCGGCGGCCTCGCGTGACGTACCGCGAGCAGGCCCTCCTGTACGCGATCGCCGAGATCGGCGTCCGCGAGTCCCCGTCCGGCTCGAACTCCGGCCCGCGGGTGAACGAGTACCTCGCCTCGGCGGGCCTCGGCCCCGGCTACCCCTGGTGCATGGCCTTCCTGCACTTCTGCTTCCGCCGCGCGGGCCTCGTCCTCGACCATCCGAACCTTGCGTCGGTCGGCTTCTTCGAGTCGTGGGCGCGCTCGAACGGCTACCTCGTCCCGACGCCCGAGCGGGGCGACCTTGTCTGCTACCGCTTCGACGGCGACGACTGGCCCGACCACGTCGGGATCGTCGAGCGGGTCGAGGGCGGCACGATCTACACCGTCGAGGGGAACACCGCTCTCGGCAACGACGCGAACGGCGGCATGGTCATGCGTCGCTCTCGCCCTCTCCACCGCGTGAAGTTCGCCCGCATCCCGGGGCAGGCCGCGCCGACCCCCGATCCTCAGGAGGCCCCGAACGTGTACCCCTGGCTCGAAGACTGGCTCCGCTGGAACTTCCACGGGCGGAACGAGGGCGCTCCGCGCCCGGCGAACGTCCCCGCGGCGATCCCGGCCGACGCTCTCTCCGTCTCGAAGACGATCGAGTCGATCGTCAAGCTCACCGGCCCCCCGATCGTGTACCAGGGGTGGAGAGACGCGCGCCTCGTCGGCGACGTCGAGGCCCCGGCGGGGACGCCCGTCCCCGTGCCGAAGCGATGGTGGGCGGGCGCGACGGCCGACCACTCGTTCGCGAACCGCTACGCCGAGAAGCTCGTCGCGGCCGTGTCGGCCGAGAAGGCGCTCATCGTGACGCAGCTTCAGGAGCAGATCGACGCGCTCGAACTCGCGCTCGACGCCGACGGCGCGACGGACGCGGAGCGCGACGCCGAGATCGGCGCGCTACTCGAACAGGCCCTCGACCGGCTCAGAAGGGAGCAGGCATGAAGACCCCCTCGATCACCCCCGCGCAGATCCTCGCCTTCGTGACGGCCGTCCTCGGGATGCTCGTCTCGATGGGCCTCATCGACGACGCCGTCTCGAAGTCGATCGCGGGCGTCGCGGCGACGGCGATCCCGCTCGCGCTCATCATGGCGGACACGATGCTCCGGCGGACGCGCGCGCAGAACGCCGAGGCGATCCTCGGAGCGAAGGCCGTCCAGGCCGCCGCGGAGGCGCACGCGGCGCGGGCGAAGGCGGCGGCCGTCGAGGCCGCGCGCGCGCCTCAGGACGTGGACGTCGAGGACCTCGGCCCGTACGACGGGACGTAAGGCCCGGCCGTGCTGAAGTGGCTAGAGATCACCCCGAGTCCGACCCTCGCGGCGCTGAGGCTTCTCTCGACCCTGCTCGACCGGCGGCGGTAGCTTGCCATGCTCGAATCGACGGACAACGCGGCCCCGGATGACGGGGCCGCGCGCGTTCTCGGGAAGGTCGAGGCGTGGCGCGCGGACGAGTTCGAGCGCGCGGGCCTCGACCCGCTCCGGGCGGGCTTCGCGGCCGTCGCTCGCGACTCGGTCGCGCAGGGCTACGCGATCGACGTCGAGTCGTTCCGGGCGCTCACGCGCAAGGGCGCGACGCCGGATCAGGCGTACGAGATCCTCCGGCCTCTGTAAGCCCCTCTAACGCGTCGAGGCCCCCGGACGGATGCTGCGTCGCCGGGGGCCTCGGTGCGTCTGAGACGGGCGCACGGCTTCGCCGCGGCCCCGTGGTAATGGAGGGTCGTCGTCGTCCGGGCGGGCGAGGGCGTTCCGCTTCCTCCAAGTCCCCTCGCGCTTCTTCGTCATGCCGCCGCCTCGTCGCCCTCGACGTCCTTCGCGAAGACGACCTCGGGGATCTCGCCGAGCTTCTCGCGGCACGTCACGCAGACCGGCGCGCGCTCGACGACCTCGGCGCGGGGATCCGCTCCGTCGATCCGCCGGGCGACGTCTCCGCGCTTGCCGCAGATCGCGAGGCCCTCGTTCAGGACGTGGGCGGCCGTGCCGTTCCCGATGAGGCCGTAATCGACCTCGGGCGCGAGCATGACGCCGTAGCCTCGACCGGCGCGGTACAGCCGGATCGCGGGGTGGAAGACGATCTCTCTCTTCATGTCTGCTCCCTTCGAGCCGGGCCTAGAGGCCCGGCTCGCTCATCGTGCGGTCGTGGATCGGACAGATCGGAAGCCCGCGCTCGATCGCGGCGCGGCTCATCCGGACGATGTACGGCTCGCCTTCGGCGAGGCAGTCCTCGCACTCGACCTTCAGGAGGCGCGTCCCGGCCTTCTTCTTCGCACCGATGCCGACGGCAAGCGCGGAGTGCGGGTACGGCCCGAGCTTCGCGAGGATCGGGTCGGCGATCTCGACGAAGCCCTCGCCCGCCGTCGTCGCGGTCGGCTTGCCGGTGAGGCCGAGCGCCCGTACCATCCGGACGAACGGGCCGCGGTGTCCGTTCTCGCAGTTGTCGGCGGCGTGCGCGAGTTCGTGGACGAGCGTCGCGGCGACGTCCATCGGATCGGCGAGCGTGGGGGAGACGAAGAGTTCGTTCGCTCCGTCGCCGCTCGCGGCCGACGTCCAGCACTCGCCGATTGCCCGGCGCGTCGCGGCGCGGGCCTTCGACGAGGGGAAGCCGCACGTCACGCGGTACGGCCTTTCGAGGGGGTGGCCGATCGACTCGAACATCGGCTCGAACTCGGTCGCGAGGGCGGCGAGCCAACCCTCGCGGTTCACTGGCGGCGCTGCGTCCTTCATGTCTGCTCCCTTCGTCGTGGTCTTCATGTCAGGGATCCTAGACCACGTCGGGGGGCCGTGTCAAGGCCCCCCGACGTATCGGCCGTTTAGACGGCCCTCCGGAACCCGCGGACGACGGAGACGGCGACTATGAAGACGAGGATCAGGACGCCGCCGGGGTCGAGGCCGTACGCCGCGGCGAGGATCGCGGCGACGAGCGCGCCTCCGGCGATCAGGACGTCGCTCATGCCTCGACCTCGAACAGTGTCGGCTGCTCGACCTCGTAGCCCGTGAGGCCGCACGCGGCGAGCGTCCCCGGGAGGCCCTGGCCGAAGAGACGCCGCATCGTCCGATCGGACGGGAGGCGCGGCGGGGCGAGGTCGGTCGTCACCGGAAGGCGGCCCTCGGTCGCCGTGAACGCCCGGAACGCCTCGACGGCCTCCGGGCGCGTCCAGACGCCGGAGCGGATCCCCTCGCGGCGTGCGGTCGCCTGCGCGCGGACGGCGTCGTTCCGGAGGGCGCGCAGTCGGGCGCGAGCTTCGGCCTCGGAGATCCCGGCGGCGGCTGCGAGCTTCGCGAGCCTCACGACGTCACCCGGAGGATCCCGAGGGCGACGAGGACGTCGCGGGCCTCGTCGGGCCGGACGTCGGCCTCGTTCGCGAGGTCGGCGATCCCGGCGTCGTCGAGGACGAACCGCGACCCGTTGCGGGACTTCACGACGGCGACGCGGCCGTCGTGCATCGGGGCCGCGGCGAAGTCGAGGTCGGCGAGTTCGAGCGGGCGGCCGGGGGTTCGGTGAAAGGCGCTCACGCGGCCCACGTCCGGAGCTTCGACGAGTAGGTCGGATCGTCGTCGCACTCGTCCCACGCGCCGGGGAGATCGACCACGACGGCCGCCTCGGCCGCGACGTCGTCGCCGACGATCGCGGGGTGGAAGTAGACGTCGGCGAATCCGTCCGACCTGATCTCGTTCGTCGGGTGCCGGTGGAAGAGGCCGACGCAGTCCATGGCGCAGAAGAGGCGATCGACCGTGTCGATCGAGAGCCACCGCGACCCGCCTTCGGAGTCGTGACGGCCCGAGAGGATCCGGGAGAGCATCTTCGTACTGACGCCCGCGCGAGCGGCGAGGACGTCGCGGGATCCGGCCGAGCCGACGGACTCGGAGTAGTCGGAGCGGGGGCCGCACGCGCTCCGGACGGCGGCGTTCTCGATCTCGAAGCGGTGAAGCCACCCGGCGACCACGGCGCGGACGCGGTGCGTCTGGACGTACTGTCCCGGACGCTTGAACTTGCCGGTCGGCTCGCCGTCGAACTGCGGGCCTCCGGTGCGGGCGAGATCGGCTAGGTCGTACGTGGGGTTCGACATTGAGAGGGTCTGCTCCCTTTCGGTAGGTGGGCGCGCACGTCAGCCGTACGCAAGGCGCACGATAGCCGAGACGCACGGAAAGCGCAAGGGGGACGTACGTCGGCTTCGTCGGCGCGCTCCGATAGGCCGCTCAGACGTCGAGTTGTCCCCCGGCACAATCCGGCAGATGGGGGCCAGGGGCCGGAATCCCTGCGACTCGGTCGTCCGACCCGAAGGCCCGAGCGGGGCGGCGCGCTAGACGCCGCGAGCCTCGGGCCTTCCTCGTAGTGCAACGGTACTACGACGGCACTACGGCGGAAACGGCGGCCCTTTGTCCATGCGGCGCGCGTACGCCCGGCGGGCTAGAAACGGCTCCGTTATGCGGTTCTCCGCGTTCCCCTTCCCTACCGTCGGACTGCGGGACTTCACTCGTAATGAAGGGGTCGGGAGTTCGAGTCTCCCCGTCGGCTTTCCGCGTAGCCATGCGGGTTTGAGCGGTACGAGAGAGGGGGCCTTTCGGCCCCCTCGACGGTACTAAAACGGCACTACCCGCGCGGGCGGCGGAACCCCTACCGGCATAGTTCCTTCCGGAGGATCGCCGCGCCCTCATCGACGCGCATCCAGGCTTCCCACGCCTCGCGGCCCCGGGCCTGCTCGACGTGGAAGCCGTCGTCGGCGAACTGCGTCAGGATCTCGGCCATGCGCTCGCCGTGCGTAGTGAACGAGTCGGCGACGCCGTCGCGGTAGACCGTGACGCGGAACGTGTCGTCGGCGATCGCGCCGAGGCGCGAGGCGACCATCGACGTGTTGAGCTTCGAGTTCGCGTACCGGATCTTCGTCATGTCTGCTCCCTTGCTCGCGGTGGACTTCATGTCAGGGATACTAGACACGACGGGAGAGCTTGTCAAGGCCCCGCGACAGAAGGCCGACGAGACGCCGGAGCGGCGCTTCGAGGCCGAGCCGCCGGAGAGCCTCGACGATCCGCTCGTCGGTCGTGCCGAGCGCCCACGCGAGGAAGCTCCGACGGCCGCTCACGACGCCCGCCTCTCGGCGGCTTCGCCCTCGGACTCGATCGCGAGGACGCGCGCCTCGCACCGCTCGACCGCGTCGCGCCAGTCCTGCTCGGTGAGGTTCCCGCGGTTCCGGTCGAGCGCCCGGCGCGACGCGTCGAGACTCTCGACGGCGCGCTCGTAGCGCGCCGCGATGAACTCGGCGGCCGTCTTCACGACGTCACCGCGGCCCGCATGAAGCCGCGGTGCCACTCGCGCCCGGCGTCCCGCCCGGCGGCCGTCGTGCGGGCCTCGAAGATCGCGTTCGCTGCGTCCGCGCCCTCGTCGCTCAGGGCCGAGAGGACCTCGGTCATCGCGCCGGAGAGGTCGTCGCCCGTGAGGCCCGACGCCTGAAGCGCCTCCCACTGGCCGCGGAGCTTCGAGAGGGACTCGATCGCCTGAATGTCTGCCGTGCCGGTCATGCCTGCTCCCTTCGTCGAGTTCATGTAAGGGATCCTAGACACGCTCGCCGCCGTTGTCAAGGCCCCGCGACAGAGATCGAAGGACGTCGAGGGACTCGTCCGAGGCGACGTCGGTCGCGGACGCCTGCGCGAGGCGGTCGTCCCCTTCGCGTTCGAGGTCGCGAGCGAGCGGGAAGACGAGGTCGATCGCGCGGTACATGCGCCGCGTGGCGGTCGCCTCGGCGCGGCGGACGGAGTTCCCGTGCTTCTCGCCGCGGATCCACGCGGCGAACCTCTCGTCCTCGATCTCCCTCCACTTGCGGTATTCGACGACGGCCGCGAGAGCCTCGTCGATCTGCTCCGCGAGCCACGCCCGGGCGCTCACGCGTCGGCCCTCGCGCCGAGGCGAAGCTCGTCCACGGCGGCGACGAGCGCCTCGGCGATCGAGACGAGGGTCGCCTCGGACTCGGCGAAGATCGACCCGCGCTTCGCGATCGCTCGCGCGGCCCGGAGCGTCGCCTCGCGCTCCGAGACGGACAGGGCCGCGGCGGGGATCTGCTCGACCCGCCGGGCGATGACGTGGTCGCCGATCTCGGCCTTCATCGCGGCGATCTCGGCCTCGATCTCGGCCTCGCTCATCCCGCGGACGTCGCTCGCGGCGACGACCTTCCCGAAGAAGCCGAACTCGCCCTGCACGCCGTGGTCTACGAACTCGATCCGCTCGGTCGTCATGCCTGCTCCCTTCGTCGTCGTGTCCATGTAAGGGATCCTAGACACGGCCGCGGCGCTTGTCAAGCCCTCTCCGCGCGAGTACGCCGGGCGTCTAAACGGTCAGAAGCACGCGTCGCACGTACAGAACTCGCGCGTCCCTCCGGAGGCGATCGAGCCGGACTCGCAGCGCGTCGAGCCTGCGCGCGACGGGCCGATCTCGCCGGGGACGATCTCGTCTTCGAGCGCGGCCCGGAGGAAGTTCAGCGTCTCCGGCCGGATCTCGCCGTAGAGGGCGAGGTCGGAGGACGCGGCCTCGTACGCTTCGACGAGCGGCTTCCCGACCTCGGCGACGAGCGCGGCCCGCGCCTTCGCGGCGGCCTCGACGATCTCGGGGTCGAGGGGGACGAGGGGGATCCGCTCGACGCGGATCGAGAAGTCGTCGGCGCTCACGCCTCGTCCGCCTTCGCGGCGGCCTCGCGCGCGTCGAAGCGGTCGAGAAGGTCGCGCTCGAAGTCGTCCGCGTCCGGCGCAAGGTGGCCGTACGTGCGGTCGATCATCGCGACCGACGTCCCCATCCGGCGGGCCAGGGTGTAGATGTTCACCCCGGCCGCGAGCGAGAACGCCGCGTAGGTGTGGCGCATCGCGTACGGCGTCCGCCGCGCGTCGAAGCCCGCCGCCTCGACCGCCGGGTTCCAGAAGTTCCGCCGGAACGACCGGAGCGGCAGGAAGCCGCCTCGCAGGCCCGGGAAGACGAGCGCGTCCGGGTCGAGGCCCTCGACGCGCGGCGAGAGCGCCTCGACGACGCGGGCGCGCAGCGGGATCCGCCGACGGCGGCCCTCCGTCTTCCCGTAGTCGGCGAGGCGGCCCTCGGAGTAGGCGCGGGCGACCGTCAGGGTGCCGAAGCGGAGCGCGACGTCCCGGGCGCGGAGGGCGATCCACTCTTCGGGCATGAGGCCCGTTCCGGAGACGGCGACGGCGAGGCCGCGGATCCACTCGGGAAGCTCGACGTCCATCGCCTCGACCTCGTCCCACGTCTCGAAGAACGCGACCTCGCCCTTCTTCGGGCGCGGGTTCGAGACGAGCGCGGCGACGTTCTCGACGAGGCCGGGGACGCGCGCGACGTCCTTCCCCCACGCGAGCGCCTGCGAAACGGCCTTGTGGTAGAAGTGCGCGCTCCGCTCGGGCTGGCGCTTGCGCCATGTCGCGACGTCGAGGGGCGAGAGGTCGATCGCGCGGAGGTCGCCGAAGCCGCCGTCGGCGCTCGGCTTCCGTGCGCTCGCGATCCACGCCCGGTAATTCTCGACCGTGCGCGCGCCCGCGCCGGTCTGCTCGGAGAGGTAGAGGTCGGCGAGGTCGGCGAAGGTGACGTCGCGGAGGCCCGCGCGCGCGGTGCCGGAGCGGCGGGAGAGGATCGCGTCGCGCGCCTTGTCGAGCGCCTCGCGCGCTTCGCCCTGCGTCCTGAAGCCGCCGGTCTGCTCGCGGTCGCGACCGCTCCCGAGACGGTACGCCCAAAGCGGCTTGCCGTCGGGGCCTCGCGTCTTCAGCTTGAACGTCTCGCCCTTCAGCGGTCGCGGCATGTCTGCTCCCTTCGAGTCACGGTCGGATCGTAAGGCCCCGGTGCGACGCCTACGAGCGCGCCTGGAACTCGCGCTCGACGTACGCGTCCGCTCCGCGCTCCGTCTTGAACGTCCGGAGCGGGACGAGGCCGCCGTAGTTCCGCTGATCGGTCGCCGTGCCGTCCTCGTAGACCTCGCGGGCGACGAGGCCGCCGCCGGTCGGAACGCGCTCCCGATGATGCTCGAAGATCCCGTACATGTCTGCTCCCTTCGTAGAGTGGGTCGTCAGTTCGTGCAGGCGCAGCGGCCGTTCTTCGAGCCGTCGGAGTAATCGACCTCGGAGTCGCACCCCTCGCAGTAGCTCTCGTCCTGCACGTCAGCGACGGTCGAGTAGGGCGAGTTCCGCTTCTCGGAGTCCCAAAGGCGCTCGGCGTCGTTCATGGCTGCTCCCTTCGTCGTGTCCATGTCAGGGATACTAGACACGCCCGGCGCGCTTGTCAAGGGGCCTCGACGTGGACCTTCGAGCGGTAGACCATGACGGGCCGCGAGTGGCCCCGAGGGAGGACGGAGTTCACGCGGCGGCCGGTCTTCTCGCAGACCCCCGCCTTCTCGGCCGCACGGAGGACGCCCGCGATCGCGCGCGGCTCGCGGGGAGGCGCGACCTCGCGCCGGTCGAGGATCGTCCAGACGGCGTCCGTCGTGAACTCGGGCCGACGCCGCGCGACCTCGGCGATCGCCTCGACGGCCGCACGCTTCCACTCTTCGAGGGCGGCGGCGTAGGCGCGCTCGATCCCCTCGTCGCGAAGGGCCTCCGCGGTCGTCATCGCATGACACCCGGCGCGATCCTCGCCCCGGCGAGCATCCGGAGCGCGCCCTCGTAGACCGCTTCCGCCTGCTCCCTCGTCCCGGCGACGTGGACGACCTCGCGGCCGTCGAGGACGGCGGCGACGACGGCCTCGACGTCGGCGCGCGACACGTAGAAGAGGGCGGCCGTCGAGTAGCCCCCGGCGTCGGCCGCGTCGATCGCGGCGCGGATCCGCTCGGCGGCCCTCACGCGACCGCCCCGGCCGTCGAGACGATCGAGCGGAGGCCGGTCGCATGGCCCCGAGCCTCAGCCGCCGCCGAACGGTAGCGGGCCGCCTGCTCGTCGGCGATGCGGGCGAGGCCGTCGGCGACCTCGGCCTCGCGGTCGAGGCGGGCCGCGCGAGCGAGGATCTGCTCCCGGACGTCGGGCGTCACGACGACGACCCGACGCGGCGCGACTCGATCCACGCGCCGAGCTTCGCCTCATCGAACCGGAGCGTCCGACCGGAGAGCCGGAAGGCGACCCCGTCGAAGTCGCCACGGGCGACCATCGCGAGGATCGTCCGGGCGTTCAGGCCGAGCCGCTCCGCGACCTCGGCTGTAGTTAGCATCTTAGGCAACGCTGCTCCCTTCGGGTTAGTTGGCTCGCGGGACGTAGCCCGCCGAGTCGAATCGCTGAAACTCGCCCTTGAAGACGAGCGGACGTGTCCCCGTCCCCCCAAACCGATTCTTCGCGACGATCCACCGCGACGCGGGAAGCGCGAGGTTCGGATCGTCCTCGCCCCGCTCGCGGTACACGAAGCCGACGAGCGCGGCCTCCTGCTCGACGACCGACGTCTCGCGAAGCGACGCGAGCGTCGGCGGCGGGTACGGGTTCTTCTTGTCGCCCGTCCTCGACAACTGCGCGAGCAGGACGACGGGGATCTCTAGGCGCTTCGCCATGTTCCGGATCGACCGGACGGTCTTCTCGATCTCGAAGCGGTCGGCGAACTCGATCCGGTGAAGGTGGTCGATGACGACGAGGTCGTACTTCCCCGCCACGGCCCACCGCCGGAGCTTCTGAGGATCGACCTCTTCGTCGTCGAGGACGTCGAAGTCCCACGCCGACATAGCCTTCTCGGCCTCGGCCGCGGCCCCGTGGTACTTCGCGTCGAGGCGGCCCGACTGAGCCTGCGAGTAGGGGATCCCGAACGACGCGACGAGGCGGTCGGCGAGTTCGTCGCCCGTCATTTCGAGCGACGCGTAGCCCGCCCGGTGTCCGGCCACGCACGCCGACTTCAGGAAGTCGAGGCCCGCGCACGTCTTCCCGTCCCCGGTGTAGCCGCCGACGACGTACATCGAGCCGGGCTTCAGTCGCCGCGAGAGCAGCTTCGACGGCTGCGCGATCCCCTCCGTGTCCTCGTCCGGCGGGTTCATGCGCTTCTCGCAGAACCGCTCGGCGAGCGTCCGGCCGGTCTGGACGTTCGCGCGCACGGCCGAGCGCGAGCGGTGCCGCTCGATCTCCTGCTCGAAGACGTCGAGGGCCTCGTCGAAGCTCCCGCCGTCGAGCGCCTTCCTCGACGCCGCCGACGTCGTCCGGATCAGCGCGCGCCGGAGGGCCTGCTCCCGGACGATCTTCGCATGATGCGGCGCGTTCGCCGTCGCCGGGGTGAGGGCGGCGAGTTCGTGAATCTTCGCCTTCCCGCCGATCGCGTCGAGCATGTTCGCCGAGCGGGAGTCACTCTCCGGAGGCTCCGTCGATTCGAGCAGGGCCGCGACCGCGACCGGGTCGGTCGGCTCGCGGTCGTGCGCGAGCTTCCCGATCGCGTCGAAGATCCGGCCGTGCGCCTCCCGGTAGAAGTCCTCGGAGCGGAGGCCGGTCGCGACGACCGCGAAGTACGCGGCCGACGAGATCAGGGCCGCGCCGAGGACGGACTCTTCGGCTTCGAGATTCTGCGGGGCTACCCGCGGGCGTTCGTCGAACTCGGGGGATGACACGTTTAGACGTCCTTCCTCTCTACGAACTCGCGGGCCGTCTGACCGATCGAGGTCTGCGTCCAGTAGGGCCGGAACGTCCCCTCGTCGTCGCGCCGGTACGTCTCGATCTCGATGCGCGTCACCGTGACGGACGGGCCGTCGGGCGGCGACATGACGCCGGGCGGGTAGGTGTGGGGAGTCTCGGAGACGATCTCGACGTGGACGCGCTTCAGGGGATCGACCTCGACGACGCGGCCGTCACACCGGCCGCCGACGAGGCGTACGGACTGTCGGAGGACGCCGCTCACGCCGCCACCCGGTGCGGGACGTGGTCGAGCAGGCCGGAGCGCGTCGCCATGAAGACGGCGTTCGTGATCTCGGTCGCCCCGAGCTTCGCGATGACCTTCTTCCGCTGCGCCTTCACCGTCTCGACCGACACGCACCGCCGGGCGGCCGTCACCTTCGACGTCTCGCCGAGGGCCGCCCCCGCGAGGACGTCGATCTCCCCCTCGGCCAGGGGGCGACCGGCGTCCCGCTCGGCGTCCGTGAGGGGCGCGGCGAGCGCCCTCTCGACGAGTGTCTCGCGGGCCTCGACGATCGAGACGACGTCGGCGCGCGGATCGACGAGCCGGTCGGCGAACGAGTCGTCGTTCTCGGAGTCGCCGACGGCCGCGTCGAGCGAGCAGGCCGTCTCGCGGAACTTCCTCCCGTGCGTCGCCCGGAGGCCGTCGATCATCGCCCGGCGGACGAACGTCGCGGCCCACGGCCGGAACGGGCAGACCGTCGAGTCCCACGACGCCGCGGCTCGGATGAGGCCGACGTTCCCGTCGCCGACGAGGTCGTCGAACTCGGCGCGGACGCCGACGCGACGCCGGACCGACCCGGCGATCTCGCGGACGAGGTCGAGGTTCGACTCGACGAGCTTCGCCCTCCGGTCGAGCGACGTCACGCGGCGGCCTCGTCCGGGGCCTTCGCGGCCTTCGCGGCCTTCTCGATCGTCGAGACGATCGCCTCGTACTGATCTCGGTCGAGGTCGTCGAGCGCGATCTCGTACTTCTTCCGCGCGGCCTCTTCGACCTTCTCGATCGTGAACCGCTCCGGCACCTTCGCGGCCCCGAGCGCGAGCGCCGCGTCGAGGCGGGCCTTCTGCTCGGGCGTCGGCGTCGGCTTCTCGGCGACCGGCGAAATGTCTTCCTTCGCCCAAAGGTCGAGCGCCACGCCGAAGCGCATCGCGGCGTTCCGGATCGCGTCGCCGATGATCTCTTTCGTCGAGGATCCGTCGCCGTACCCCGGGCGCGTCACGCCGCAGACCGTGAGTTCGATCCAGAGGCCGCCCGACTTGTCGAGAACGGGGAAGCCCTGCTCGTCGGTCGCCATGGGCTTCCACGTCCACGCGGGATCGACGGAGAGAAGGCGGTCGGTCGTCGCCGCGTGGCCGACGTAGTCAAGGTGGACGGCCGGGAGGCCGTGATACCCGCCGCACTCGCGGCAGTTGCCTTTCGTGTTGTCCTTCCGCGTCGGCTTCGGGAGCTTCCCGATCCGCTCGGGCGGGAACTCGGCGCGGAGCTTCGCTGCGTCTTCTTCGGTCAAGGCGTCCCCTTCCGGACGTTTGCGCGACGTAGGCGCGTGGCACGAACGACGAACGAAGCGAGACGATAAGGCGCACGTCAGACGTACACCGGCCGCACGCCTCGACCTAGACCACCCGCCCCCCGACCGAACGGGAAACGCACGACGACTTGACATGAAGCGCACAAGAGGCGTAGGGTCATCGCCACACCGAGCGCCTCGCGGCCCGAGGCGCGTCACTGAAGGAAGGGAAGGGAGCAGGAGCAGCATGTCCACTGTGGCAACACCCGAGAGAGAGGCGGCGACCTTGACCGACCTCGACGCGCGCGCCGTTGGCGAACGGATCGCGCTCGCCCGCCACGAAGCGGGCCTACATCAGAAGGAACTCGCCGAGCGGATCGGCGTCATCCCTCGGAGCGTGCAGAACTACGAGGCGGGCCGGATCCCGTGGCGCTACTTGACCGCGATCGCCGAGGCGACCGGCCGAACGAAGGAGTGGCTCCTGTACGGCGACGCGACGACGCCCGCCGCCGGGCCGACCGTCGAGGAACGGCTCGACCGAGTCGAGAGCCTCGTCGAAGAGATCCTCGCGCGCCTGCCGGAGCGGAACCGAGAGTAGCCCGAGGCGGGCCGCGAGGGAACGAGAGAGGCCCGCTCGCGCGGGCCTCTTCTCTGCTCGGATCCGGCCTCGTCCTACAGAAGCGTCATGCGTTCGGCCGAGGTCGTGACGACCCCGCCGAGGAACTGCTCGACGCGCGCGAGCGTCTCGGCGATCTCGGCGAAGACGCCGTCCATCGGGAGCGCCTCGCGAAGCTCCGCGACCTCCGTCCGAAGGTCCGCCGCCGCGAACCCGTCGGCCGCGTCCCGCTCGTTCATGCGCGCTTCGAGCCGGTGAATCGAGCCGAGGATCTCGCGGCGCTCGGCGGACGAGACTTCCAGATTCGAGACGACGGCCGAGCGCGTCTCGGTGTGAAGCCGCTCGGCCTCCGTGACGACGTCGGCGAGCCGTAGCTTCGTCGTCGCGCCGGGCGCTACGACTGCGAGCGGCGGCGGATCGTGGGGAAGTGCGCTCATCGGTTGTCTGCTCCCTTTCAGTAGGCCCGGCTTCGGAAGACCCCGCATCCGGTGAGAGACGAACGTAGCGCCCACGTCGGACGAACGCAAGCGAAAGTCTCGAATCCTTACGACTTATCACTCGAAAGGGGTATCTCGTCGAGGCCCCTTGACACGACCGCGCGCCTCGTCTAGGATCCCTTACATGAAGTCCACCGCGAGCAAGGGAGCAGACATGGGAACGAGCCTCACCCCCACCTACCGGGTCGAGTTCCGCATCGCCGGGAGCTACTGGACGCCGAGCGCCTGGAACGTGAAGCGCGACGGTCGCCCCACGGACGAGAAGCTCGCGACCTACGTCGCCGACCTCGAAGCCTCGACCCGCGAGGGCGGCTGCAACGCCCACCTTGGCGCGACCGTCGTCTTCGGCGCGACCATCGTCCGGCAGTCCGACGACGAGGTCGTCGCCTCGTACACCGGCCCGATGTTCGCGGTCGTCTAGGCCCCTTGACAACCGCACCGATCGCGTCTAGTATCCCTGACATGAAGTCCACCGCGAGCAAGGGAGCAGACATGACCCGCATCGAGCAGATCCGCGAGCAGGCCCTCACCCTCACCCGGGCGCAGGCGACCGACACCCTCGTCGAGTCCTTCGAGAAGACGGACGCGATCATCGACGAGATCCGCGCGGCGAACGACTGGACGCGCGAGGACGAGTACCTCGCGATCGTCGAGTCCCGCGGGTGGATCATGGACGTCCTCATCGAGCGCGGCGAAGAGGCCCGGATCGGCCTCTAGGGAAGGTTCGTCGAGGGGCCTTGACATTCTTCGTCGAGGCCCCTAGACTCACTCCGACAACACTACGAGCAAGGGAGCAGACATGACGATCACGAAGACCACACTCGAACTCGCCCACGGCGACGTCGTCGATTCCCACGGGATGCGCGTCCTTCTCGACGCCGCCGACCGCGAGACGTACACGCGCGGCGACCGCGAGGTCGTCTCCTGGCCCGGCCGGATCCTGAACCTCGCCGAGGTCAGGGAGCGCGGCTTCATCCCGCCGTCGTTCATGGAGTCCGGGACGTGGCGGATTCAGGGGAACGACCTCGCCCGATGGGCCGTGGACGAGATCGCGACCGACCTCGTCCGCCGGTACTCGACCGAGCGGAGCGCCGCCGGTCGCGACGCGATCCTCACCGAGGCGATCGAGGCGTACGGGGCCTCGTTCGAGGACGGCCTCGTCGAGCGGTTCGGCGCGCCGGACAAGATCGCCCACTGACCACCGTCCAGGGGCCTTGACGGCAGACCGTCGAGGCCCCTAGACTCTCCGACATGATCGCAACGAAGGGAGCAGCCATGAAGACCGACCTCTACATCGCGCACTACCGGCACCAGCACTCCGGGCGGCCCGTGACCACGGCCGCGATGAGCCTCGACCAAGTCGTCGAGATCGTCGCCTCAGTCGCCCGCCTCACCGGGCAGACCGCCCGCGTCGAGAGAATCGACGTCGAGCGCGTCTCCACGAAGCGCCCGGACGCCCTGCCGCTCGCCGTCCTTCAGACCCGCACCGCCTAGCCATGACGACGGCTACCCCCACACGGAACGGAGCGACCATGCCCCTCGACCCGAAGACGAAGAAGAACCTCGCCCGACTCGCCGACCGCGACCGCGCCGCGAGACGGAAGGCCGAGGACGCGCGCGACGAGCTACTCGAAGCGATCCTCGACGTCCGCGCCGGATCGACCGTCCGCGAGATCGCCGAGGCGACCGGGATCAGCTTCCAGCGCGTCCACGAACTGACGACCGTCCGCAACCGGCGGACGGCGAAGGGCCGCGCAGCGGCGGCCGGAAGGGAGCAGACATGACGACCACGAAGACCGAGCTTCACTACTCCGACGTCATCGACCTACCCGGCGAGATCACCCTCGCCGAGGCGCGCAGCATCGAAGAGTTCCTCCGCGGCGTCGGCCTCGTCCGGAAGGGGAAGGGCGGCGACCCGCACGCGCTCGTCTTCGTCCTCACCGTCGAGGGCGACCTCTGGGATCTCCGCGAGGCCGTCTCCGACGTCGAGGTCGAACTCGCCTCGCGCGGGATCACCTACCACGCCGACCGAGCGAACATCGAGACGGGGGAGCAGGCGTGAGGACTTGGACGGTTCCCGCGACCGCGACCGCGACCGCACGGATCGAGGTCGAGGCCGAGACGGAGGAAGAGGCGATCGAGAAGGCTCAGGCGATCGGCGGATTCGAGATCGCCGACGTGGACGAGCTTCTCGATTTCAAGGTCGAGGACGAAGCCGAAGCTCTCTAGTCGAGGGGCCTCGACTTAGTTGTCCGCGCCCTAAACAGAGGCCGTCTTCCGATAGCCAGGGTTCTTACCCGGAGCGCGTGGAGAGTGAAACCGCGCAGCGGTTGAACTCGTACTGAGCCTCTCCTAGAGAGAGGGAAACGATCGAGAAGCGCCTTCGGGCGCTTCTCTCGTTCCGGGGACGTCGTACGCGCGCCGTACGCTTGCCGTGCGTCCGAGAACGGGCGCTCGACCGAAAGGACTCGCCCGCCTCATGGCGCACCGGAACCCGCCCGTCCCCCTGCACGACGTGAAGGACGTCGAGGGCCTCTGTAAGGCCGTCGCGCTGAAGTCGTCCGCCGACCTGACCCCGGCGCAGTTCGAGGACGCCCTCGGCGACCTCATGCTCGCCGCCGTCGAAATGAGCGGCATCCGTCACGGCCGGTACGTCTACAACTCCGGCAACTGCCCGCCCGGCGTCTTCGACCCCTCGATCGGCCTCGACTTCGACGGCTACCTCGGGAAGTGGCTCCCGAATCGCCTCATCGACTGGCGACGGAAGAACCTCGGCGACTCCCGCAACAAGACGCGGCCCGAGTTCGTCCCGTTCGAGCAGAAGCACGACGAGGCCCTCGTCGATCACGACGACTTCGTCGAGCAGATCACCGAGGCCGCCTCGATCCTCGACGACCTCTCGCGGCTCTCCCCGGACGCGTGGGAGACGATCGAGACGATCGTCCGGCCCATGGCGCACGGCGAGCGCCCGAACGAGATCGCCGACCGCCTCGGCGTCTCCCGGCGCGCGCTCGGCCGCCGACTCGAAGACGTCCGGAACGAGCTACTCGGGATCGCCCTCGGGATCGAGAAGCCGACCACGGACGAGATCGTCGAAGCCCTCCACGGCCTCGACGAGTCCCCGATCGACCACGGAAGGGAGCAGGCATGAACCGTCTCGACACGCCGCGTATCCGCGGCCTCGACCTCCGCGGCTCCGACGTCGTCCTCGACTTCGTCCGGAAGCTCGTCCAGGGCGAAGAGGCGATGCAAGCGAGCCTCGAAAGCTACGCCGACCGGAGCGCGATCGGCCGCGCCGAGGCCCGCCGGATCATCTTCGGCTCGAAGCGGGCCTCCGGCGAATTGCGGCCCGGCGAGAAGCCGCGCGGACGCTCGATCGCTCGCGTCGCCTCGAAGACGAAGTCCCTCGCGAAGCGCCGCGCGAAGAACGCCGTCGCCAAGCAGTCCCGGAAGGAGAACCGTGTCTAGCGTCATCGTCTACGGCCTCGCCGTCCTCGGCGCGCTGAACGTCATCGGATGCGCCCTCGTCGCCCTCTACATCTTCGCGACCGACGTCATCCTCGCCCGACGCGCCCGGCAGTCCGAGAAGCTCGCCGCCGCGTACCTCGCCGGACTCAACGCGGCCCACGACGACAAGGCCGCCCCGGCGCTGAAGCTCGTCCCTCCGCTCGACGTCGCCGACGAGGACGAGGAAGACCCGCTCGTCGAGATCGAGGTCGTCATCGGACGCCCCGACACGGACGCGCCCGAGTACGTCTTCCAGACCATCCCCGCATCGACGCCCGGCGTCGAAGTCGTCCGCGGCGCGCTCTCCGCGGCCGAGATCGAGACGACCGAAGACGCCCCGACATTCTGGGAGTTCCGCTGCGCCGAGGGCTACTCGATCGGCCTCGGGGCCGACGCCGGAACGCTCGCGCTCATGTCGCAGCCGCTCACCCTCACCGAGACGAAGGCGAGGCGGAAGGTATGACCGGCCGCCGCCTCTACGAGGTCGTCACGGACGCCGTCTTCGCCGAGCAGGCGTACCGGCATCCGTCGGGCGGGACGGGCGACTCGTACCTCGCCCGAGAGGAAGGCGTCATCGACGGCAACTTCACCGGCCGCACCCCGGCCGCGTGGGCCTTCCTGCCGAAGAACGAGCGGGACGCGTGGAACGCCGCCGCGAAGCGGCTCTCCGGAAGGCGGCGGAAGGCGTGACGACGTTCCTCGCCGGATACCGCCTCGGCGTCGCCCTCGTCGCCCTCTCCCGCTCCCTGAAGCGGGCGATCGCCGGGGCCGCCTTCGAGCAGTCCCTCGCCAACTTCCGACGCTCGCTCGACTCCGAGGCCCGCTGAACGATGCCCGCCGGACGCGCAAAGCGCCCCTGCCTCGGACTCCCCGGGAGGCCCTGCCGCGAGAAGATCCGCGGGGCCTCCCGGTGCCTCGACTGCGCCCGCGAGCATGAACGCGCCCGCACCGAGGCCCGGCAGACCTCCGAGCCGTGGCGGATCCTCTACACCCGCCCCGAGTGGAAGAACACGCGCTCCGACCGGCTCGCGCTCGACCGGAGACGCTGTACCGACTGCGGAAGCCGTCAGGGCCTCTCCGTCGATCACGAACGGCCCCTCCGCGAGCTTTGGGCCGAGTACGACCTCGAAGACTTCGTCCGGGCCGCCTGCGACCTCGGATCGCTCCGGACACGCTGCGGATCCTGCCACGCGACCATCGAGGCCCTCAGAAGACGGGCCGAAGCATGAGCGCGCCCTCCGGAGAGTGGAACGGCGGCCACGGCGACGGGACGGCCTACGGGAAGGGCCTCCACGTCCTCGCCGACGACCTCGGCGTCATCGACGCCGGGAAGGGCGAGACAGTCCCCTTCGCGCTCCGGCCGACATGGCAGGACGAAGCGAACGCCGCTACGCCCGGCGAGATCGAAGCCTTCCTCGGCCGGTGGGCCGCCTTCCTCGACGAGTACGGCGACGCCGCATGATCGCCGCCTTCGCCGCTCTCGTCGTCGCCGTATTCGGCCCCGGCAACACCGCCGCGCCGAGGCCGACCCTCCCGCCGCCGATCGAGGCCGTCAAGGCCGAGCGCGACTTCTGGAACGCCGCCGCGAAGAAGCGCCGCCGAGAGGCGAAGGCCCTCGCCCGCGCCCTCGCAGAAGCCCGAGCCGAGATCCGGCGTCTAAACGCCCCGCCGACGACCATCGTCGGACTCGGCCTGCTCATGGCCTCCCGCGGCTACCACGTCTCCGAGCATCCCGACTTCGGCGGCGTCGCCCCCGTCCACTCCGGCGGCTCCCTCCACTACTCCGCGCTCGCCGTGGACGTGAACTGCGACGGATGCCCCGGAGGCGAAGAGGCGGCGCTCGACAAGCTCGCCGCCGACCTCCGGACGCTCCCCGGCGTGACGGAGCTTCTCTGGCGCGTCCCGGATCACTTCGACCACCTTCACGTAGGCATGGCGGCGTGAAGGTCGCGATCGTCGGCTCCCGCGACTGGCCCGAACTCGACCGCGTCGGCGAGTTCGTCGAGAAGCTCGCCGAGAAGTACCCGACGGCCGTCGTCGTCTCCGGAGGCGCGCGCGGCGTAGACCGTACCGCCGAAGCCGTCGCCCTGAAGTGCGGCCTCCGCGTCGTCTCGTACCGCTGCGTCGCCGGTCACACCTTCCGCTACCAACGCCGCCCCGATCGACCCGACGTCGCCCTCGCCGTCCCCGGAGGGGACTACTCGCAGGGGGCCAAGAACGGCGCGCGCGACGCCCTCCACCGCCGAAACGGGTGGATCATCGAAGAGGCCGACCGAGTCGTCGCCTTCGACGCCCTCACCGGAGGAACGAAGGACGCCGTCGAGAAGACGCTCGCCCTCGGCCGCCCCCTCGTCCGCTACTTCGTCGGCGTCGCCGAACCGGACGTCCACGACGAAGCCCGCCTCATCGCCTCCCTTATCGCGACCTTCGACGCCGTCGAGGTCGTCGAGGACGAACACCGGCCCCGAGCGCCCTTCGACCTCGACGCCCACCTACGGAAGATCCGACAGAAGGAAGCCTCCGACCGCATCCTCGCCGACGCCGAGCAGGCCCCCTCCACGACCGACGTCGCGCCCACTGAGAGCGCGCCTGAGCCGACCCTCTTCGACATGGAGGCACCCGTCCTCCGACAGTCCGACCGTGGCTAAGGCGAGCAGAGAGAAGGGGAAGCGAGGCGAGCGGGAGTTCGCCGAGATCCTCACCCGCCACGGCTTCGAGGCGTACCGGGACGGCAGGCTCGACGACGACGTCGCGCACAACGTGGGCGGCTACCACTTCGAGGTCAAGCGCAGAGAGACGCTCGCCCTCCCTCAGTGGACACGGCAGGCCGAGCAGGATGCAGGCGCACGCGAGGCCGTCGTCGCCTACCGCCGCAGTCGCGAGCCGTGGCGCTGCTCGATCGACGCCGACCGGCTCGTCCGCCTGCTCGCGATCGAGCGCGAGGCCCGCGGCCTCGTCGAGTGCTTCACGATGACGAACGGCTCGGCCTTCGTCGCGCGCGATCGCCTCTCGGACGTTCTCGACTCGTAGGCCCCGGAGGGGATACGGGGTTCGGATCTTGGCCGGACAGCCGCCGGAACCCTACGCGAGGGCGACGCACACGGCCGCGAAACTCACGGATTTGTCACGGCTCCCCGACGACGCTCCGACAGTCCGAGCATGAGCATCGCAATCCTGACGATCATCTTCTGCGGCGGCCTCGGCGGCCTGCTCGGACTCGCTCGCGCGTGGGCGCGGGCTTGACGTGGCGACCGACGCCGGGCCGGGCTTCGAGCCGGACTACGGCTACCTCTGCGACCTCGCGGCGGTCTGCGGCTGGACGCTCGGCCTCGCCCGTTTAGACGACGGGCGCTTCGCGCTCCGCGTCTCGGACGGGGACGAGATCCTCGGCGGCGTCCGCTTCTCGCCGGAGGCGTCGCTCGACGTCGCGGCCGACCTCGTCTTCGCGGGCCTGCACGAACGGGGCCTCGTATGAACGTCCACGTCCAGGGCGGCACGGGAGCGGGCGTCCGCGCTCCGTTCGAGGGCGCGGCGAAGCCGTGGCCCTGCGAGTGTTGGGACACCGTTCTCGCCGAGGACGGATACCCCTCGATCGTCGGCAGGACGAACCCCGGCTACCTCGTCGCCTGCCCGGACTGCGGCGAGAGGCGGCCGTAATGGCGGGCGGTCGCCCTCCGAAGCCCGCCGCGATCCGGCACCGAGACGGCAACGCCGGGAAGCGCCCGATCCACGACGAGGCCCGCATCGGCGAGCCGCTCGTCGAGGCCGCGGAGTTCCCCGCGCCCGAGCATCTTCGCGACGAGTCGGCGGCGGTCTGGAACGAGGTCGTCCCGGATCTCGTCGAGGTCGGCCTCATCCGTTCCGTGGACGCGCTCGCGCTCGAAGCTCTCTGCGAGGCCGTGGCGACGGCGCGCGAGGCGACCGCCGAGTACGTGCGGGACGGCTTCACGGTCGAGGGCGGCCGGGCGGGGACGGTCGTCGTGAACCCGGCGTACCGCGTCGCCCGGGATTCGTGGGCGCTCGCGCTGAAGATCGCGACCGAGTACGGCATGACGGCCGTCGCCCGGTTGCGCGTCGGCGCGGCCGTGCTGAAGCAAAGGACTCTCGCCGAGGAACTCATGGCGGCGCTCGACGGCGACGAGGACGTCGTCATCGACGGCGAGGCCGTCGAGGTCGAGCCGGTCGCGATCGAGCCGACGAAGAAGAAGCCCGCGGCGAAGAAGAAGCCCGCCGCGAAGCCGAAGGCGTAGTCGTGGCGCGCGTCGCGCCGACCTTCGACCCGTGCCTCGACGCCCGGCGCTTCGCGCGCTTCTCGCGCGGCTTCATTCGTCAGACGAAGGGCGTATGGGCGGGGCAGCCGCTCGACGTCGAGCCGTGGCAGTTCGAGATCGTGCGGGAGATCCTCCGGCGCGATCCGGTGACGCGGCAACGCGTCTACTCGGAAGCCCTGATCGGGATTCCCCGGAAGAACGGGAAGTCCACGCTCTCGGCCGCGCTCGCCCTCTACTTCCTCGTCGTCGTCGGGACGCTCCCGGTCGAGCATGGCGGCGACCCGGGCGCGGAAATCTACGCGGCGGCAGGGTCGAAGGATCAGGCCCGGATCGTCTTCGAGCAGACTAAGGCGTTCGTCCTCGGCTCGCCCCGGCTCGCGGCTCTCTGCGACGTCCAGAAGGATCGGATCCTCGTCAAGGAATCGGGCGCGATGTTCCGCGTCCTCTCGTCGGACGCGCCGCGCCTGCACGGCCTGAACCCGTCGCTCGTCATCATCGACGAGCTACACGCCCATCAGAACGGCGACCTCTACGAGGCGCTCACGACGGGCGACCTCGCGCGTGCCGAGCCGCTCACGGTGACGATCACGACGGCGGGCGACGATCAGGAGAACTCCGTCCTCGGCGAGGTCTTCACGAAGGTCTACGGGACGAAGCCGGTCGTCGATCGCGAGACGGGCCTCTTCGTTCCGGCGAAGACGAAGCCCGCCGACATGTTCGGCCGATGGTGGACGGTCGCCGACGAGGATCTCGACGACCCGGACGCGTGGGAGCGCGCGAACCCGGCGTCGTGGGTGACGCGCGAGCGGCTCACGAAGAAGGCCCCGCCGAGGACGAAGAAGGGATCGTGGGAGCGCCTGCACTTGAACCGCTGGACGAAGGCCGAAGAGGCGTGGCTACCCGTCGGCGCGTGGGAGTCGTGCGAGGGCGGCCCGGCGCTCGAAGACGACGACGCCGTCTTCGTCGGCGTGGACATGGGCCGCAAGCATGACACCGCGGCCGTGGTCGTCGTGGGGCCGTGGAAGCTCGACGAGGCGATCGGGACGATGCGTCGGCCGGTCGAGGCGATGGTCTGGGGCGTACAGCCGGATCCGTCGAAGCCCGCCCCGGCCGCGGTCGAGATCATCGCGGGCGACCGGATCCCGTTCGTTCTCGTCGAGGACTACGTCCGCGAGCTTCACCGCACCTTCGACGTGCGCGAGGTCGCGTATGACCCGTGGCGCTTCGACAAGTCCGCCGAGGATCTCGAAGCGGAGGGGATCGAAATGGTCGAGTTCCCGATGACGAACGAGCGCATGGCCCCGGCGTCGCAGGGCCTCTACGATGCCGTCCTCGCGCTCGGCCTCTCTCACGACGGAGACGACGTCCTCGCGTCGCACGTAGACGCGGCGGTCGCGAAGGACCTCGGCCGGGATACGTGGCGGCTCGATAAGAAGAAGGCGAAGAACCCGTCGGACGCGACGATCGCGCTGGCGGTCGCGCTCTCGCGCGCGAACTCGGAGGACGGCGACGGCGGCGGCTTCACGATCCGCGCCATGGACGCCGGGGGAGACGCGACGCCGAACCCGCTCGACGCGCCCGAGGGCCTCGACGAGCGGATCGCCGACCTCGTCTACCGCGACCGGCCGATCGCGTGGGGCGACCTCTCGCCGGAGGCGAGCGCGAAGCTCGCCGCCGTCCTCCGCTCGACGGCCGACCTCTTCCGGACGCGATCGTCCACGCGGGCGGGCTTTCAGCATGAGGACGAGTACGCCGAGAAGTGCCTCGCGGCGCTGCGCGACCGGCGTCTCGCGGCCTGATCCGGCCGCGTCGGGGGGCCTCGACGCGCTCCGATAGTCCGAGCGTGAACGCCCACGCCGCCGAAGCCTTCGCCGCCGCGTACGCCGAGCGCGCGACCTCGTCATCCCTGAACGACCCGAGCGTCGATCTCGTCAAGTCGCTCACGATGTACGAGGACGGCCCCGAGACGGCGTCCGGCGTGCGCGTCTCCCCGGAGACGGCGCTCCGCTACCTCCCGGTCTACGCGGCCGTCCGCTACCTCGCCGAGACGATCGGCTCGCTTCCGTTCAAGGTCTACCGGCGCGAGGGCCGCTCGCGCGTCGCCGTCGGCCTGGACGAGGATCGTCGCGCCTTCCTGCTCGACGAGGAACCGAATCCGTACATGTCGGCCATGACCTTCTGGGAGACGGTCATCGGCCACGCGAACCTCTGGGGCAACGCGTACGCCTACGTCGAGTTCGACGGCAAGGGGTCGCCCGTCGCCCTCTGGCCGCTCGACCCGCGCTCGACCGCCCCGTACCGCGACGACTCCGGCGCTCTCTTCTACCGGATGCAGACCGGCGCGGGCGTCGTGAGTCTCCACCCGCGCGAGGTCATTCACCTTCGCGCGTTCGGCACGGGCGACGTCGGGATCTCCCCGATCGGCCTCGCGCGGCAGGCGATCGGCGAGCAGTTGGCGGCCGAAGAGTACGCCGGGCGCTTCTGGTCGAACGACGGCCGCCCCGGCGGCGTCATTCAGTACGAGAAGAAGCTCACCGACCCGGATCACAAGGAAGCCGTGAACCGCTGGAACTCGATGCATAAGGGCGTCAAGCGGTCGCACCTTGTGGCCGTCCTCGACCGCGGCGCGACGTGGAAGGACGTCGGGATCCCGCACGGCGACGCGCAGTTCTTGGAGACGCGGAAGTTCGGCGTCCGGCAGATCGCGAGCCTCTTCCGCGTCCCCCCGCACAAGATCGGCGACCTCGAAGGCTCGGTGACGTTCGCGTCGATCGACGCGCAGGAACTCTCCGCGGTCGTGGACTCGCTGCGGCCGTGGGTTACGCGCGCCGAGCAGGCGACGAAGCGCGTCCTCTTCCACCCGTTTATCAACGTCGAGAAGGGGATCCTCTCGCCGGACGGCCGGAACCGCACGTACCCGCAGTTCACGATGGACGCGCTCCTGCGCGGCGACGTGAAGACGCGCCATATGGTCTACGGCCTCGGCCGCCAGTGGGGCTACTACTCGGCGAACGACGTCCTCGAAATGGAAGACCGGCCGGGGATCGGCGAGGACGGCGACGTCTACCTACAGCCGGTGAACATGGTCCCCGCGGGAACCGACGTTACGGCGATGGGCGCGGTCGAGGGCGAGGCGGCGAGGACTCTCGCGGCGACGCTCGCGAAGTTCGGGCCGGGCGCGGGCGACGCGATGCGCGCCCTCTCCGAATCGCTCGAAGCCGAGCAAACGGCTTAGTCAAGCCCCCCTGACGGGCGCGTGCGCGGCGCGCGCGCGTCGCTCCGATAGACCGTTCGTGAAGGTCGAGATCGGGACTCCTGAGATCCGCTTCGGCGTCCTGAGGGACGTCGAGGTTCGCGAGGCGAAGCCGGGATCGAAGTCGCCCGGCGGCTTCTCGGGCTACGCCGCGGTCTACGGCGCGCGCTCCCTCGACCTCGGCGGCTTCGTCGAGGTCATCGAGCCGGGCGCGTTCGACGCTGCGATCGCCGAGGACGACGTCCGCGCGCTCATCAATCACGACCGGAACCTCGTCCTCGGCCGCTCGAAGGCGGGCGCGGGGACGCTCTCGCTCTCGTCGGACGAGGTCGGCCTCCGGACGGAGATCGACGAGCTTCCCGACACGTCCTACGCCCGCGACCTCGTCGAGCTTCTGAGGCGCGGCGACGTCGATCAGATGAGTTTCGGCTTCGTGACGATCCGCGACCGTTGGGAGACGGAAGAGGACGGCACCGAGCTACGGACGCTGCTCGAAGCGCGCCTCTTCGACGTCTCGCCCGTCACCTTCCCGGCCTACCCGGACACGCTCGCCGAGGCCCGCGCGTTGCGCGACCTCTTCGCGAGCCGGGCCGACGCGGAGATCCGCGCCGGGGCAGTCCTCAGCAAGCGCAGCCGCTCGCTCGTCGAGCAGGCGCGCGATTCGCTGACTGAGCTTCTCGACCACGCCGGGGACGGCGCGGACGAGGAAAGCAACTCGGCCCCCGCGGTCGAGAGTCCCGCAGTCCCCGCGCCGGGGGACGAGCGGTCGTCGGAGTCGGCGCTCGCGCTCGCGAAGGTTCGCCTTCGCGCGCTCGAAGTCGCTCCGATTCCCTACCCCTCGGCGCACTCCTAAGGAAGGAACGTCGTCCACATGGACAACTTGAACCCCCTTCTCGCGGAGCGGGCAACGAAGGTCGCCGCGATGCGCGCGATGGTCGAGGGTTCCGAGGCGCGTGGCGAGGTCACGGCCGAGGACACTCAGGCGATCGAGCGCATCACGGACGAGATCCGCGGACTCGACTCCCGGATCACGAACCTGACCAACGTCCGCAACTTCGAGAACACGTACGAGGCCGAGGTCGATGGTCAGACCACGCAGACCCGGCAGGCCGAGATCGAGGGCGGCGAGTCCCGCCAGTACGCCGAGGCGTTCGAGGCGATGCTGCGCGGCGAGGCCGACGTCGATCAGATCAAGGCGCTTCGTCGCGGCTTCGTGTCGGAAGAGGCCCGCGATCAGACGAAGGGCGTCGCCGCGAAGGGCGGCTACGTGGCACCGGACGAGTTCCAGAAGGTGCTGCTCTCGCGGGTCGAGGAACTGTCGCAGATGCGGCAGATCATCGGCGGCGCGAGCCTGACGACCGCTCACGGAAACACGCTGACGTTCTCTCGCGAGGACGCGCAGGGTGCCGCCGCGTGGCTCGACGAGTCGGCCGCGTTCGTCGCGACCGACGACACGTTCGAGCAGGTCGAGATCGAGGCATGGAAGGCCGGTCGTCTGGTCAAGGCAACGATCGAACTCGTCGAGGACTCGTTCTTCGCGATCGACACGTACCTCGCCCGCTCGATCGGGACGTCGCTCGCCAAGTTGGAGCAGGCCGCGTTCGTCTCCGGTGACGGAGTGAACAAGCCGACCGGCTTCATGGTGGACGCATCGACGGGCGTCACTTCGACGGAGGTCGCAGCCGACCTCTGCTCGGGCGACGAGATCATCGACCTCGTCTACTCGCTCTCGCCGAGCTACCGCGCGGGTGCCGAGTTCGTGGTCGCCGACCTCGCCGTCAAGGCCCTTCGCAAGCTGAAGGACAACGAGGGCCGCTACCTCTGGCAGGACGGCCTGCGCTCCGGCGAGCCGACGACCCTGTTCGGAAAGCCGGTGAACGTCGAGCCGAACATGCCCGTCCCGGCCGCGTCGGCGAAGCCGATCGCGTTCGGCAACTTCCGCGAGGGCTACATGATCCGCGACGTCTCCGGCGTCCGGATGGTGCGGCTGAACGAGCGGTACATCGCCGACGAGGGGAAGATCGGATTCCTCGGCTGGAAGCGCGTCGATGGGAAGCTCATCGACACCGAGGCCGTCAAGGTCCTCGTCCAGGCCGCGGCGTAGTCCGAGCCTCACCCGCTGAACCGAAGAGGCCCCTCCGGGGGCCTCTTCTCGTTCCCCCCTTGACAACGTCCGGAGGCTCGTCTAGGATCCCCGACATGGAGTCCACTTCGAGCAAGGGAGCAGACATGACGACGACCACTCGCGAGACGAAGACGCGCTTCACCGAAGAGACGTGGGACGGCCTCCGCGACCGCCTCGGGAACCGCCGCGGCGTGACACGCGAGACGGCCCCGCGCGGCTGGATGCACTCGCACGATCTCGCCGTCGAGGCGTACGAGGCCCGCGAGGATCTCGACCTTCCGTTCGAGGCGTATCGCGACCTCGTCTCGGCCGCTTCCTCGGGCCTCCCGATCATCATTCGGCACCGCGACGGCTACCACGGGAAGACCGAGACGACGCGGACGTACATCGTCGAGCAGTTCATCGGCTACGGCGGCGGCACGACCTCGAACCTCTACGTCCGGTCGTGGGGCTTCGCCTTCCCGATCGCGCTCTCGCAGATCGTCTCCGTCGAGGTTCCCGAGCAGACCTTCCACTCGTAGCCCGTCTAAACGCCGCGCGGCCGAGGCCCGCTCCGGCGGGCCTCTCGCGTTCCGATAGACCGAGCATGGAGAAGAAGACCACGAAGCGGCGGGCCGCGAAGCCCGCCGAGACGGCCGAGGCCCCGAGGACCGAGCAGGCCACCGCGCCGACGGTCGAGACGGCCGAGGCCCTGACGTACCGGACGCGCCGGATCGACGCGAACCTTCGCTCGACCGACGACGGCCGAGTCCTGACGTCCGAGGACGAGCAGGCGTAGGAACGGGGGCCACCCTGCCCGGCAGGGTGGCCCTCTTCCGATAGACCCTTCAGAATGGCGGACTTCCTTCTCTTCGACGAGGGCGCGGGCGAGCTTCTCGCCTCCGGGCTTCCCGCGACGTGCTACTTCCTGCTCTCGACGAAGTCGGTCGATGGGACGTCGCCGTTCGCGGCCTCGGACGTCATCGGCACGGGCGACGGCGAGATCACCGGCACGGGCTACGCCCGCGAGTCGCAGGCCGAGCCTGCGATCGGCGGCGACCGCGACGCGGACTTCGCGCTCATGTCATGGGCGACGGGCGCGGCGACGGACTGGCCCGCCGACGTTCGGTCGGTCGTCCTCGTCACGTCTTCGGATGACACCGGCAAGATGGTCTGCGCCTGGAACTTGCAGACCGGCGGGGCCGCGCGCGACATGTCGGGCGCGAACACGACCGAGAACGTCACTCCGACCCTCGCGCTCTAACCCCGCCGGGCCATGGCGCTCGTCTTCGACGAGTCCTACTTCAGGGGCGACCGGCTCGACGGGTACACGGACTATGGCCGCGCGATGTGGGGCGGGACGTGGACGTTCGGCGGCTTCGCCGAGGACACGCTCGACCGGGCGGCCTCGAAGGGCGTCTCGCTCTCGAACCGCTCCGTCCTCGTCGTCGGCTCGGGGTTCGGCTTCATGGTCGAGGAACTGCTCGCCCGCGGCGTCAATGCGTGGGGCCTCGACGTGTCGGAGTACGCGATCTCGCAGACCCCGGCGGCGATCGTCGGCCGGAACCTTCTCGGCGACGCGCGTCTCCGCTCGGCGCTGAACGCGGCGCGCTCCGCGGCGGGCCTGAAGGGGAACGCGCGCTTCGACCTCATCCTCACCGAGGACGTCCTCCCCTGCATGTCCTCGGACGCGGAGGCGCTCGCCCTCGCGGTCGAGCTTCGCCGTCACGCGATCCGCGTCGGACACCGCGTCTCGACGTTCCCGTCGCTCGCCGACGTCGGCTACCTCTGGCACACGCTCGCCGAGTGGCGGGCGCTTCTCGGCTCCGGCGATTGGCTGTGGGATTACCACGACTGGACGGAGGGGTAAATGGCTAACGACTTCCTGCTCCCCGCGTCAGACGCGGCGGCCGGTAGCTTCACCCCGAGTAGCGGTGCGTCGCTCGCCGCGATGGTCGCCACCGTGTTCGACTCGGAGTACGCGGGCGCTCCGGTGAACGATTCGGGCGGCGTTATGCGCCTGACGCTCGGACCTCTCGCGGACGACGTCGAGACGATTACCGCCGTCGGGATCACGATGCGGGCAACGAAGGCCGTCGCGGGCGACGATACGCACTCGCTGGATTGGGGGATCGTAGCCGCGGACGGAACGACGCTGCTCACGACGACGGCGAACGCGATCCTCGGGGGTTCCGCGGCCTCGTACGGGTCGGCGATCTCCGTCCTCAACACGGATCCGGCGGCCTGGGTTGGGGCGCAGTTGTACGTGAACTCGACCGTCACCCGAAACATGGGCGGCGACGGCTCGCAGACGCGCGTCATCTACTCGGCCGTCACCGTCGAATACACGCCGGTCGTCTCCGGGACGACCTATGACGACGTTCCGACCGGCACCGCGGCGGCGTCCGGCGCGCTCGTCGAGTCGTTCTCCGCGGACGACGCGCCCTCGGGCGCGGCCGTCGCGTCCGGCTCGATCGTCGAGTCCTACTCCGTCCCGGCGGTCTACTCGGACACGCCCTCGGGCGAGATCGCCGCGTCCGGCGCGCTCGCCGCGTCTCACGTCATGGAGGACGCGCCCTCGGGCGCGGCCGTCGCCTCGGGCGCGCTCGTCGAGTCGCACTCCGTCTCGATCGACTACTCGGACACGCCGACCGGCTCGATCGTCGCGGGCGGGACTCTCGTCGAGTCGCTCGCCGCCGCGGATTCCCCCTCGGGCGCGGCCGTCGCGACCGGCTCGATCGTCGAGTCGCGCGAGATCGCCTTCGACGACTCCCCCGCCGGGGCAGCCGTCGCCTCGGGGTCGCTCTCGGAGTCGCTCTCCGCGGCCGACGTCGTCGCGGGGCAGGCGCTCGCGTCCGGCTCGGTCGTCGAGTCGTGGTCGCTCGGCTACTCGGACACGCCGACGGGCGAGATCGCCGCGTCCGGCGCGCTCGTCGAGACGCACGCTTTCGCCGACGAGCCGACCGGGACGGCCGTCGCGTCCGGCTCGATCGTCGAGGCGCTCGCCGCGGCCGACTCCCCGGCCGGGACGATCGTCGCGTCCGGCTCGATCGTCGAGTCGTGGGAGACGGCAGGCTCGACGACGTACACGGACGCTCCGTCCGGCTCGATCGTCGCCTCAGGGGCGGTCGCCGAGAGTCACGTCGGCGACGACGCTCCGGCCGGGGACGGTATCCCCTCCGGCGACCTCGAAGAGGCGCACGCGGCCTCTGACGAGCCGGAAGGGACGATCGTCGCGTCCGGCTCGATCGTCGAGTCGTGGGAGGTCGGTCAGACGACCTACACGGACGCTCCGACCGGCACGGCGACCGCGAGCGGATCCCTCGCCGAGTCTCACTCGCGCGACGCCGTCCTCGCCGGAGTCGCGGTCGCGTCCGGACTCGCCGCCGAGTCGCTCGTCTTCGTCGATACCGTCGAGGCGCTCGCGCTCGCCACGGGGACGGCCGCCGAGTCGCTCGTCTTCGACGACCTCGCGTCCGGCGCGGCGCTCGCCTCAGGCTCGCTCGTCGAGTCGTGGGGCGTGGGCCTCATCTACCCGGGGTTCGTCGCGCTCGAAGACGCGGCCGGGGGCGTGGCGCTCTCCGACTCCGCTCCGGCCGTGGCGCTCACGGACTCGGCCGGGACGGCCCGTCTAAACGACGCAGCGGGGAGCGTCGGCCTCGCCGACGCGGCAGGCTCGGCTGCGCTCGTAGACGCGCTCCGATAGTCCAAGCGTGAACCGGGCGACGGAGAATCAGTATCGCGAGGGCGCGCGCCCGCGAATCCGCGGCACGTTCACGGACGACGACGGCGCAGCCTTCACCCCGACGACGCACACCCTCACCGTCCGGCAACCGGACGGCGGCGGCGTGGACGTCTACACGGACGCGGCAACCCCGAGCGGCTCCGACCCGAACGTCCTCGAACGTCGCCTCCCGGCCGTGACGACCCCCGGCCGCTGGCATTACCGCTTCGCGGCCGACGACGGCCTGCACTTCGCCGTAGACGAGGCGTCCTTCTTCGTCTTCGCCTCGGAGGTCGAGGCAGAGTGAAGACCTACGATCTCACGACCACGGCGACCGCAAACGTCTTCGCGCGGATCAAGCGCGCGGACTCGGAAGCCGCGATCCGCGTCCCGATCCTCGTCTCGGCCATGTCGAAGGCGATCGGCCGGTACACGCAGCGGCAGTTCATCGGCCTGAACGACCCGACCGCGCCCGGCGGCGCGATCGACGTCGGGGCCGAGGTCGCGCGCCGGTACGAGTACGACGGCTCCGGCTACCTCTCGCTCGCGCCCTACGAGGCCCGCTCGATCTCGGCGATCACGCTCGACGGCGACGCGCTCACCGAGCGCGCGACCGGCGGCGCGCTCGACTCGGACGAGTACCTCCCGCGCCCGCTCATGCAGACCCCCGAGGGGACGTACCTCTCGCTCGCCCTGCCCGAGTCGAACTGCGGCTCGATCGTCGAAGTCACGGGCCTTTGGGGGATCGTGGACGTCCCCGCAGACGTCGAGCTTGCCTGCCTTCACGCCGTCTCCGACGGCTACCGCAACCCGGAGGGCGTCCCGTCCCGCTCGATCGGCGACGGCCTGATCCTCGGCGAGGACTCCGACGAGGGCGGCTCCCTGCCGCGCGCCGCGCGCGCGCTGCTCTCGCCGCTCTGTCGGCCGTAGCCGTGTCCGAGTTCACGTCCTTTCGCGAGGCCGTCCGCGACCTCGTCGCGACCGCGGCGGGGATCGCGCTCACCGTGAACGGGGCCGTGGCGGGGCCGTCCGAGACGGACGTCGTCGCGGTCTTCCCCGGCGGCTCGGCGGCGAACGACGCGAATCAGCAGTTCCGACTGCGCTCCGTCACGGCGCGCGTCATCCTCGGCCGCGACGTCGAGGTCGGCCCGTTCGACGACGACCCGCTCGACGTCATGGAGACGATCGAGGCGGCCGTCCTCCTGGCCCTGACGGGCTACTTGACCGTCCCGGAGGGCCTCGTCCGCGTCGTCTCCTGCGATACCTCGTTCGACCCGACGGCGGCGTCGATCGACTTCGTCATCGTTGGCGAGTTCGACAACCCGAACGAGGTCTAGCCGTGGCCCGGCAACGCTCGACCATGCGCTTCGAGACGAGGCACGGCTTCGGGCGCTACCGGCGGCAGCTTCAGGCGGCGGCCCGTGACGGCGTCATCGCGGCGAGCGAGGCGGCGGCGGCGAACGCGCGCGTCCTCGCGCCCGTGGGCGACGGGAAGTCCGGGATCACGCCGGGACACCTTCGCGACACGATCGAGCCGGTGAACGTGGGCCGGTCCCGGCGCGGCTACTCCGGCGGCGTCGGCTCGTCCGACCCGGTCGCCGTCTTCCTTGAACTCGGCACGTTCGGCCGACGCACGCGCAAGGCGCGGCAGGCGGGGACGGAGATCCGCCGGAAGTTCAATCGGAGCGCGAAGACCGGGGCCGGGATCCCGCCGCGGCGCTTCCTCCGGAAGGCCGCGATAAACGCGCTTCCGACGCTGCTCGCGACCATGAAGGCCCGCGCCGGACGCCGGATCCTGTAGGCCCCGGCTCGCGACGGCCGCGCGCTCCGATAGTCCATGGGATGAAGCGAACCGCTTACGCAACGGTCGAGGGCGCGGCGTCGGTCACGATCGCCGTCCCCGAGACGTCCGGGATCGTCCGCGTCGAGGGTCGGTACGAGACGGCCTGCCCGTTCGAGATCGCCCGGCTCGACGCCCATCCGAACGTGACGCGCGCCCCGAGGCGCGCGCCTGACACCGACACCGACACCCCGACTCCGAAAGGCGACGCCTAGACATGTCCGGCCTTCCCTCGTTCGGGACGATCAGCCTCGCCCTTCAGTCCGCGAAGGGCGTTCCGGCGGCCGTCCCCACGCACAAGTTCAACCTTGCGTCAGACCCGAGCTTCGGCCCGGCGAAGACCCGCGAGCGGTACGTCTCGACCGACCTCGACAACGGCCCGGCGTTCACGTCGCTTCTGGCCGTCGAGGGGAACATGACGGTCTACGCGCACCCCGACGGGGTCGCCTTCCTGCTCGCGGCCGTGTCCGGAGACGTCACGTCGGACGGCACGGGCGGGCACGTCATCGTCCCCGCCGATGACATGCTTTGGGTGACGGCCTTCCGCGAGGTCGGCGGCGTCATCGTCGAGCAGTTCGTGGACTGCAAGGTCCACGCGATCACGCTCGAAGGCGAGGCGGGGCAGGCGCTCACGATCGCCGTCGAGGTCATCGGCTGCGAGGCCCACTGGAAGACCGGCGCGAACGCCGACGCGATCGAGGCCGTGACGGCGCTGTCTGCCGACGGGTACATCTACCCCGAGGCGCAGGGCCGTATCAAGCTGAACGCGACCGAAGAGAGGATTCACTCGATCACGTTCGGGATCTCCCGCAACGGCTCCGGCTATCAGTCGGACGGCTACGGGTACGACGACGTCGATCCCGGGAAGCGCGAGGTCACGCTCTCATTCTCGACGCGGCTCGGCTCGGGCGCGATCGGCGCGGCCGACTACGCCGAGTTCTACTACGGCGACGCGGCCCCGGCGGACGGCACGGAGCTTTCCCCGGCCGTGGCGACGGCGGCGTTCGAGGTCGAGTTCTTCCGCTCCGCGGATCTCTCGCTCGCGATCGCTCTCCCCGAGATCACGTACGCGGCCGTCCCGGTGAACGCGTCCACGTCGGGCGAGCCGATCGACGTCGAGGTCGCCTGCGAGGTCGAGAAGCCGAGCGGCTCCCCGATCTACACGATCACGGTGAACGACGGCATGGCGGATCTCGCCGGGACGCCCGCCGCGTAGCCCCCGCTCGATCCGGTGAAGTCGAGAGGCCCCCTCGGGGGCCTCTCTCGCGTTCCGGCCCCCTTGACACCGTCCGGAGGCTCGTCTAGGATCCCCGACATGGAGTCCACTTCGAGCAAGGGAGCAGACATGACCGAGATCCTCGACCCCCGCCGCGAGCAGATGATCGCCGAGTACGGCGACGACCTCGTCTCCGGGCGCGTCTTCGCGCGGCACGCGGCCTCGCATCGCGGCCGACTTAGCTACATGCCTCCGATCGACCGCCGCGCGTACTCGCAGATCGTCCGCACGCTCGGCGACATGGCGGCCGAGTCCGATTCGCTCGCGCAGATCGCGAACGCGATCGTCGGCCGCGTGAACCTCTACGGGACGCGCGCGCAAGTGTGCGCCGCGATGTACGACGCGGCGACCGGCGCGGTCGCGAAGGGCTACCGCGACGTCCTCTCGCTCGCCTCGCCCGAGCCGGGGCGCGAGTCGGACGCGCGCCGGAAGTTCACGACCGGCGAGGCCGCGCTCGTCGCGATGTACCTCGCCGCGGCAACGAAGGGCCTCACGGACTCGACTCACGGGATCGGATGGGTTCTCGCCCGGATCGTCGAGGACTGCGGCCTGACGCACCGGAAGGACGCGCTCGGCGTCTAGGCCCGTCTAAACGCCCGCTCGGCCCGAGGCCCTCTCCGGAGGGCCTCGTCGCGTCGAGGCCCCTCGACGTCGCCCTCCGATAGTCCGACTACATGGAGACGGACACCGCGCAGCTTGCCGCGCTCATCGACCGGAAGGCCCGCCGCTTGCAACGCGACGCGGCCGAACTCCGGCGGCTCGCGGCGGCGCTGAAGGACACCGTCGAGGACACGACCACGGACACCCGGAGGGACACCGAATGAGCGCCACGAAGCCGAAGATCGCAAGCCTCGCCGACCTCGGGAAGAAGCGCGAGATCGTCGCGCCCGGCCCGAGCGGATTCACCTACAGGATTCGCCCGCTGAACCTCGAACGGCACGCGCTCTCCGGGGGCCTCCCCGCGAGCCTGCGCGCGGTCGCCGCGAAGGGATCCGAGGGCGTGAACGAGCTTCTCTCCGCAGGCTCCGACGAGCAGATCGCCTCGGACGGGTCGAGCGTGAAGTCGTACCTCGACTCGCTCGTCGCCGCGGTCATCGTCGAGCCGTCCCTCTACGTCGAGGGCACGACGACGAACGAAGTCTCGGAGGACGCGATCGACGTCGTCCCGCCGGTCGATTATCAGTGGGCGCTCGCGATCGCGATGGGCGAGCATGACGAGGACGGCGACGGACGTCGCTTGTGGGGCCGCGAGCCTCTGTCCCGGTGGGCGACCTTTCGTGTCTTCCACGGCTGCGGCGAGGATTGCGACGGCTGTAGCCAACTACTCGACGAGCTTTCCGCGGCTTAGTGACGACCCCCTAGAGCAGTTTCTCATCGAGGAAGCCGTCATGTCCCGTCACTACATCGAGATCGCCGCAGTCGAGGCGCGCGAGCGTGCCCGCGAGGACGCCCGCGCCCGCGCGAAGGCGCTCGTCGCGGCCCGGAAGGGGCGGTAGGCCGTGGCTCTCGGAGTGGGAGGCGTCGTCGTCGCGCGCGCCCGCGCGATCATCGACTCAGACACGCGAGGCATGGACAAGGGCCTCGACCGCTCCGAGAAGCGGTTTGCGAAGTGGAACCGCGTCGCCGTGAAGGCCGCTCTCGGCGTCGGCGTGGCGGCGGCCGTCGGCGCGAAGAAGGCGATCGACGCGGCCTCCGACCTCTCCGAGGAAATGAATAAGTCCGAGGTCGTCTTCGGGAAGAACGGAAAGTCGATCCTGAAGTGGTCGGAGGGGTCGGCTAAGGCGTTCGGCGCGTCGCGCCGGGCGGCGCTTCAGTACGTCGGCGGCTTCGGCGCGATGTTCCGCTCGATCGGCGGGATCGCCGATAAGCAAATGGCGAACATGTCGAAGGGCCTCGTCGAGCTTGGCGGCGACCTCGCCTCGTTCTACAACGCCGACACGGCCGAGTCTCTCGAAGCCATGAAGTCGGCGCTCTCCGGCCAGATCGAGCCGATGCGGCGCTTCGGCGTCTTCCTGACGCAGGATCGAATCAAGGCGCAGGCGCTCTCGATGGGCCTCGTCAAGGCGTCCGTGGACATGGACACGGTCAAGGCCGCGCAGGAGCGCGTAGCGATCGCCGCCGAGAAGGTGAACATCGCCCGGAAGAAGCACGGCGCGGAGTCGATTCAGGCGCGGACGGCGGCCCTGACCCTGAAGTCGGCCGAGGACGCGCTCGCGAAGGCGATCGGCGGCAAGGTGCCGACGATCTCCGCGGCGGCGAAGGCGCAGGCGACCTACGCGATCATTCAGAAGGACACGGCGGTCGCTCATGGCGACTTCGCGCGCACCGCGGACGGCGCGGCGAATAAGCAGCGCATCCTCGCGGCTCAGGTCGAGGACACGAAGGCGAAGCTCGGGATGGGCCTGCTCCCGGCCTACGAGAAGGCGCTCGGCCTGACGTCCGACCTCGTCGAGTGGGGATCGAAGCACGCGGGCATCGTGAAGGTGACGGCGGGCGTCGTCGTCGGCCTCGCCGCGGCTATCCTCGCCGTGAACGCGGCATGGAAGGTCTACTCGGCCGTGACGCGCGCGGCGACCATGGCGCAGGCGGCGTACAACATCGTCGCGAACGCGAACCCGTACATGCGGATCGCGATGCTCATTCTCGCGATCGGGACGGCTCTCGTCGTCGCCTACAAGAAGTCGGAGACGTTCCAGCGGATCGTCTCGGGCGTCTTCGGCGCCGTCCGCCGCGTGGTCGCGTTCGCGGTCGGTCAGATCCTCCGGCGGGTCGAGGGCTTCCTCGACGCCCTCGCGCGCATGGCGCGCGCGGCCTCGAAGGTGCCGATCATCGGCGACAAGTTCAAGGGCGTTGCGGAGAAGGTCGAGGGCGCGCGCGACAAGGTTCGCAAGCTCCGCGAGGGCCTCGAAGACCTCCCGGAGGAAGTGAAGGTCGGCGTCGTCATCCGGACGACGCGCGTCGAGGGGCCGCTCGACGAGCGCGAGGGCGACCCGCGCCGCTTCGGCCGCGTCTTCGGCGGCTCGAAGACGAAGACGACCACGACGACGGCGAGCGTCTCGACGACGCCGCGGAAGAAGACCCCGAGCAAGGCGGACGCGGCCGAGGTCGATCGCAAGATCGCGGCGGCGGCGACGGCGGCGGCGAAGAAGGCGACGGCGGGGAAGCCCTCGCGCGCGGGCGAGCAGGCCGTCGCCGCGCAGAAGGTCGCCTCGACGACGGTCGGCACGATGCGCGTCGGGAAGCTCATCGCCGACGAGATCCGCGCGCAGGCCGTCGCCGCGCTCCCGGCGTCCTCGACGTCGCGCCGTTCCAGCGCGCCCGGTGCCGACTGGCAGGACGCCCTCGCGGCCCGCTCGCAGGGCATGAACGAGCGGTACGGCCTCGGCGGCGGCGCGAAGACGGTCGTCGTGAATCAGCGGATCTCGCATCCGAAGCCGGATCAGTTCGCGACGCTCGAACGCGCGAAGTTCGCCGCGTCGGCCGTCTTCGACTGACCGCCCGCCCGCGCGCTCCGATAGTCCGAACGTGGAGTACGGGAACCCCGCCTCGCTCGTCACGCCCCTGGGGACGCTCACGTTCAACGGGGGCGGCGACGGGCTGCGCCTCTCGGGCGTCTCCGGCATGGGCGGCGCGAGCGTCCGCGCGCCGATCGACTCGACGCCGCAACGCGACGGCGCGATCCTGCACCGCTTCTTCTACGGCGCGCGGCATGTCACGCTCGAAGGGCAAGTGAAGGCGGCGACGCTCGCGGCGCGCGCGACCCTGCTCGACGACCTGAAGGGCCACGCGCACGCGATCCTACGCGCCGACGGCCGTCTCTACTTCACGCCGACGGGCCTCCCCGAGCGGTTCGTCACGGTGCGGCTTGCCGAGCCGGTGCAGATCGGCGGCGGCCCCGGCCCGGTGAAGACGTTTCAGCTTGCACTCGTCTCCGGCGACCCGTACGCGTACGGGGCGGCCGAGATCGAGACGGTCATCGCCGACGGCGCGACGACCGCGATCGCGAACGACGGGAACGCGCCGAACTACGCCGTGTTCAAGGTCTACGGGCCGTGTACGTCGTTCACGATCACGAACGGGACGTCGGGGAAGCTCATCAGCGCGTCGGGCCTCTCGCTCGGCGGCGGTGAGTACGCGGAGATCGTCACGGCGTGGGAGACGATCTACAAGAACGGCGACGGCGCGAACCTGCTCGGCTACCTCGACTTCGCGGCCGACGACATGGAGTTCTTCCCGCTGAACCCCGGCTCGAACTCGATCACGTTCGACGCCGACGACGGCGCGGCGAGCCTGACCGTCCTCTCGAATCACGCGTGGGTCTAGGCCCGTGGCGAACCCCGTCAAGGACTGGCGCTTCGTCCTCTGCGACTTCCTCGGCGTCCCGATCGCCGTCCTCTCGGCGGTCGCCTCCGACAAGCAACTCGACTTCAGGCTCGGCCGCCCGGCGCGCTGCTCGTTCACGGTGCCGAGCGCCGAGCCGCTCGTCAATCTGAGCCACACGGACGGGTTCCCGTACCTCTCGACGGGCCGCCGCACGGTGAAGGCGTACCGGCGCGAGGGGGCGGCGTGGGTGCTGCGCTTCGTCGGCTACGTGTGGCAACTCGGCGACGCCGGGGACGCGGACACGATGCGTACGGCCGTGACGTGCTTCGATCCGATGCAGCGTCTCGCGCGTCGGATCGTGCGAGACGCGCCCGGAGCGGTCACGGCGACGATCCTCGCGAACGGCGGCGGCGCGGCGATCGCGAAGGACCTCGTCGATGCGACGAACCTTCACGCGGGCGCGACCGGGATCACGACGACCGGCGGCACCTTCGCCACGACGCCGACGCTCTCGTACTCGTTCGAGCCGGGGACGTTCATCGGGCCGACGATCGTCGAGCTTTGCGACACGGATACCGTGGACGTCTACTTCGACCCGATCGACGCGACCGACGGCCTCCATGTCCGCATGAACGCCGTCGCGCAGCGCGGCACCGATCGGCCCCATGCGAAGTTCGGCTACGCGCGCGGGAATCACGCGAACGCCGTCTTCCAGCGGACGGAGGACATGGAGCAAGTCGCGAACGACCTCACGATCCTGGGCGGCCCCGCGGAGACGCGTCTTCAGAAGCGGCTCACGGACGCCGCCTCGATCGCCGCCTTCGGCGTCTACGAGGACGCTCGCGCGGTCACGCTCGCGACGACGCAGGATCGCATCGACGCGATCGCCGCGGGCGAGCTTGACTTCCGCGTCTCGCCGGTCGGCCCGCTGAAGGTCGTCCCGCAACCGGAGCGCGCCCCGGTGCCGTGGGACGAATACTTCCTCGGCGACACCGTCCGGCACTACCTCTCGGCGGACACGCGCGAGGCGGCCGTCGAGACGCAGCGCGTCCACGGGATCACGGTCAATATCGACGACGACGGCTTCGAGTCGGTCGGCGAACTCCTGACGGCGGCGGACGTCTAGCCCTCCGATAGTCCGACGTGTCGAGACTGATTCAGCCGAGGAAGGGCGAGCATGACGTCGCCGCGATCATGCGGCGACTCGACGCGCTAGAGAAGGCCCCGGTCGCCGCGGGCGGGGAGGCCGCGCCGCTCCTCATCGACCATTTCGTTAGCGGTAACCCGGAGATCACGCCCTCGACGCCCGTCCCCGATCCCGGCACCGTGCAATCGACGAATTGGGTTCGGTGGTCAGACAGCGCGAACTGGACGGGCTGGCCGC